GTAGTGCTGGTGGTGGCCTTCGTGGTGGGCCTGGCTGGCTTCAACTGGGTGGTGGAAGCGATTGCGAGGGCGCTGTGACTGAGGTGCGTGTCTCCACACAGATTGCCGTGCAGGGCGAGAACGCTGGGGACGCCGTCAGGGTCTACCACCACAATCGCTCCGCATGGCTGGAGATTCACTGCGGCGAGACAGGGCCACGGGTGGTGGTCTTCTTCGCAGACGGGCTGAAGGGGCGCAATCAGGTGCTGGCGCTGATTGACCAGCTCGAGCAGGTTGCGGCCATCCGCATCGCGGAAGTGGAGCAGAGCGCATGATCCGCATCCTACTCACTAACTGCGTCTACCGCTTCCGCGAATGGTTGTTCCGGCCTCAGCCTGGCGATGTGCCGCGCTGGACGTTGCGGAAGCTACTGGAACTGGCCGATCAGGATCACGACGAGGCGCCACCGCCACGGAGGCCGGTATGGTAAAGCCTGGCATCAACTGGCGCTCTCGCACGGACATCAACGAAGAGAACCGGCACGGGCACTACCGTGACGGCACGCCCAAGGCCGTGGCCGTGATGACGCTGAAGTGTGAAGGCTGCGGTCTGGAGATCACCGAGGTGCAGTTCTCAGACGGGCACCGGAGCTACGACAGCCACGGCGTGTGCTCAGGGATGGGGAAGGTGTGGCACCGGCACTGCAAGGCGCCTGAATAAAACCGGCCGGTCAGGTGAGCAGCCTAACCGGCCATGGTCAAGAAAGACAAGAAGGAGTTCTAGTATATGCCATCGTTCCTGAGTTCAGACAATCTCGGGCAACTCGCCAAGGCACTCGCAGCGGCCCAGGCGGAGATGGGCGCGGCCAAGAAGGACGCCACTAACCCGCACTTCAAGTCGAAATACGCCGACTTCGCGGCCATCGTGGACGCCTCGCGCCCGGTGATGGCCAAGCACGGGCTGGCGATTCTCCAGTCCACCCCGTCAGAGGGCGCGACCATCACGGTGGCGACTCGCCTGATTCACGCCTCCGGGGAGTGGATCGAGTCGAGCCTGACGATGACGGCACGGGACGCTACGCCACAGTCCATCGGTAGTGCGCTCACCTACGGCCGCCGTTACGGCTGGAGCACGCTCATCGGGCTGGCGGCAGACGAGGACGACGACGGGGAGAAAGCCCAGCCACGGCCATCTTTGGTCATGCAGAGGGACAATAGCGCCCAGTCAAGGGACAATACGCCAGTCTCCGCTGTCGCGCCGGAGGGCTTCGACGCCTGGCTGGCGATTCTCGAGGCCACGGCGAAGGACGGCACCGAGGCCATGCGGAAGGCATGGAGCCTGTCGGCACTCGCGTTCCGCAGCCATCTGCAGCACACGCAGCGGACGAAGGTGGACGAGTTGAAGGCCATTGCCGCGCAACATGACGTGCTGGTGCCGGAACTGCCAGCCGAGAAGGCAGGCAAGAAGTGACCTTCACCATCTGCACGGCTGAGCAGCGGTCGCCTGAGTGGTTCCAGTCGCGGGTAGGCCGGGTGACTGGCTCCAAGGCATCCTGTGTGCTAGCTGTTATCAAGAGCGGTGAAGCGGCCGAACGTCGCAACTACAGGGCGCAGTTGGTGGTCGAGCGCCTGACCGGCCTGCCGCAAGGCGACGACTTCGTGAACGACGCCATGGAGTGGGGCATCCAGCAGGAGGCGAACGCCTTCGCGGCCTACGAGGCGCTGAGCGGGTCACTGGTTCGGCGCACGGGCTTTCTCTCAGCCACAGACCAGATGGTGGGCTGCTCGCTCGACGGAGACATTGACAACTTCAAGGGCATCCTCGAACTGAAGTGCCCCAAGAGCGCCACACACCTGGAGTACCTGAAACTGCCCATTGAAACAGTCCCAACACGGCACGTCCCACAGATGGCGCATAACCTCTGGGTGAGCGGGGCCGAGTGGTGCGATTTCGTGTCGTATGACCCACGCTTCCCGCCGGAGTTGCAGATGTTCTGCCGGCGCTACTACCGGGACGACATCGCGCAGAAGTCCTACGAACTGGCGGTGAGCCTGTTTCTGGGCGAGGTAGACCGGGACGTGGCCGACCTGCGGAAGAAGATGGCGGTGCCCGCATGAAGCCCAAGCCGCTCATCGTCCAGGCCCGCGTGGAAGGTGGCGAACTGAAAGTGCCCACCCGTAAGTTCCTGCTGGCCGCACTGAAGGGCTGGCCGGATATGGCGGTAGACCTCGAAATCAGACCGTTTGAGGAAACCCGCCGTGCTCGAGCGAATCGCTACTACTGGGGTGTGGTGCTCAAGATGATGGCGGCTGAGTCTGGGCACAGCGCCGAAGATTTGCACGAACAGATGAAGATGCGGCATAACAGCCGAATGGTGGCCGATTTTGCGGGCGACCTCCGACGCTTACCGGCAAGCACGACCAAGATGACCGTGGCTGAGTTCTCAACCTACATCGAGGCCGTGATGCTGGATGGGGCGGAGTACCTGGGCCTGACCTTTCCCGAACCACGCGCCTCTGAGGAATACCGAGAGGCCGTCCATGGGTAGGGGTGGCGTCCCGGTCCCGAAGCCGCAGAGCCGTGCCGCCGAGCGCCTCGAGCGCCTGAAGGCCGAGGCGAGCACGAAACGCCAGGTGGCGCACGCGGTGAAGGTGCGGGACCAATATCGCTGCCGGTGCTGCGGGACGGCCCGCCAGGTGGATGTGCATCACTTGCGTTTCCGCAGTGCCGGCGGCGGTGACACGCTCGAGAACCTGCTCTGCCTCTGTCGCGTCTGCCACAGCGAGGTCCACGCATACCGGCTGAACGTGCAAGGCAATAACGCCAACCAGCGCCTGAAGTTTGTGAGGACGGCATGACCTCGCTGGCGCCGATCAGTGGCGTCTGCATCACGCTCAGCACGGATGACCTCGCTGGCGCGAAAGCCTTGGGGGATCGACGGCTCTCTGAGGCCAGGCGCATGGGACTTCAGAATAAATATGCGGCTCGAGGTGAGAATGAGCGGGCCATTCATGCCTTCGGCGCGGCAGGGGAATATGCCGTGGCTCGGTTTCTCGCTGTCGCTATTCCTGCGACGGTGAACACCTTCCACGCGCCTGATCTGCTCGATGACATCCAGGTCAGAACGCGCCGGAAGCCGCACTATGAGCTAATCGTCAGAGCTGATGATGCAGATGACCATCGGTATGTGCTGGTGTATGCAGACCCTCCGACGTTCTGGGTGCGCGGCTGGATGTATGGGCACGCGGCGAAGCGGCATGAGTGGAAGCGCGACCATGGCGGATTCGGCTCGGCCTATTTTGTGCCGACTTCGCATCTGACTCACCCGCAGTGGCTCATGCCGGCGACGGACAATGAGGCCGCAATGCTCCAGTTGAGCCTGGATATCTTATGGTGATGCGATGAGGCCCTACTACGACGAGGACGGGATCACGATCTTCCATGCGGACTGCCGGGAACTACTGCATACGTTCAACGTGGCAGCGGTGGTCACTGACCCGCCCTATGGGATCTTGGCTGAAACGGGGTCAGCGGCTACTCGGCGTAGTGGCGGGAACGTGGACGATGGGCGGCACCTCTGGGATGTGGCCCCTACGGCTGAGACAGTATCTCGCATGATGGCCTGCGCTCCAGTCTCGATGATTTGGGGCGGCCTTCACCTTCCCTTGCCGCCGACACTTGGCTATCTCGTTTGGGATAAGCAGATCGACGGGTTGAACTTCGGAGAATGCGAAGTGTGCTGGACCTCTATGACTTTTGCGCCACGCATTTATCGGTATCGGGCGGTCATGGTAGACGGTGGGAAGCAGCACCCGACACAAAAGCCGGTGGACCTGATGAAGTGGTGCCTAGGTTTCGCGCCAGCAGGAACCGTGCTGGACCCGTTCATGGGCAGCGGCACCACGCTCCGCGCTGCGAAGGACGCTGGCCGCAAGGCTATCGGCATCGAGATCGAGGAACGCTACTGCGAGATCGCCGCGAAGCGGCTGCGGCAGAGAGTACTTGATTTCTCGGAACGGCAGGCGTAAAGTGCTGCCAGCCTTGAGGACGTGGATTCAAGTTCTCGCCCTCAAGGCATTATCGCAAGCCGCTGGCTGCAACAGCGACGAGCGACGACAGCAAGGCCATTCTACCTTCTGTCGCCCCTCCAAGCAACGCAAGCCACAACTGCTAGCGATACTCGGATGTCCCGGTAGTGGGGCCACGCTTGGCCGGTGGGCTGCGGAGATCGCGCAGCAATGCGGACCTGGACAGACGAGCGGACAGCGACCAATCGACCGACCGACGATATACGGCAGATTTTTCCGAAAATTGCTCGACTGGTACCTCGGTACAGTACAGCAGCGGAGAACCTGATACAGCGCCACGATGGGCTGCCGGCATCGGAGGGAAGGGAGAGACGGGAGCAGGGGACTCTTACGTACTGAAGAA